GCTGTAGTCAAAAGTGTCCAGCATATTCTGCTGACCTGTATCAAACTGATAAAATTGATTTGTAGCCATATATCCTCCTTTTTATTTTCTAAACAAATGCTGCGTCCCACCAGCCAAGATCATATCCTTTAAAATAATCTGATTCGTCATCAGAATAATCATATGCAAAAGCTGCAGCAGTATCTGGTACAACAGCTGTATCATAAATATATTCAACACCTTCTGGTCTTGGTAGAACAAGATCATTGTAAATCATATCTTTTACTAACTGACTCATTGTACCTGACAATGTAATGATTGCTGACATATTTTTCTGATCGTCAATTTTAATTGACGATTCTGTAAATATCAATCCCCAAGCATAATAAATAGAATGAAGGGAACCGTTCCAATAATTCGTCATCGTTTTTAATTTTAAGATTTTTCTATAAATGGCGTCATCCATGGAAGGTGAACTTCCATCTGTCGGATCGAATGGCAATGTTCTTCCTTGACCAAGGTACTGTCCAAGAATATCAAGCTGAACACCCTTTGCATTGTCCAAATCAAATTGATCTGGCATCTTATTTGCACAAGTATGAATATCATTGCAAACTCGTAAAGGGATTGACAGCCACTCCAAATATTTTGGACTGTTCTGATATTGACTTGTTACCATTAACAAATATTCAGCAATTGTTTTCATTATGTCACCACCACCTCAACATATTCCGGAGAATCTTGTAAAATTCCAAGAGTCACCTCATCAAAATTAATTACTATATCGCTGCTTGCCAATCCTCCAGGACTGACTCCAGCCTTTACGCTTGTCACAGAAAAGGTAGGTTCTTTTATATCATCCATGCAACTCATAGCTACAGCATAAAGTGCAGAGATTGTCAAATCCTGCCCAATCTGCAAGTCATTTAAATAATCAACAATTGCGCTTTTAATGTCTTCTGTTATTGAAGTCACATATCCTGTAAGAGCTTTTACAGTCACTTCAACATAAATGGTTATATACTTAGGTCTCATGAATTTGATTTCCATTATTTCGCCAGTATCGGGGTCTGTAACATCGACAACAACTTCATAATCACTTCCTGGGGTACCACCATAAGTATCACAACCAATTCCTCTATTTAAAAATATTGCAGAAGCTACATCATCATCTGTTCCGCCTTCAACTATACAGGTAATCGAATGTTCTGGACAAAATTGAGCATCTGTAAATCCTGTATAATTTTCATGAACACTATACCGAGTAACATTTTTAACGGCAGCAATGCCTGCAATTGTTCCAGACAGCATTGTATGGGAAGCTAATCTTGTACTAAGAGCTTGTCTTGCTCGTAGTTGCTCATCAGTTTCCACAGGTTGACCCTCAGTAGCGGAAGCATCATTTGTAACTGAAGTCCATCCATATTGAGGTGTCGCAATAATCGTTAAAGTGTCTGGTAGTGCTGAAATACTTCCGATTGTCTCGCAAGTAGCGGTAACAGAAACAACACCTGTACTTCCTATAATTGTAACTTGTGGCAGCGACCAGTAATACCCGCTTGTATCTTGAATCAGTCCATTTGAAATAACTGTATACGGAGTACCTGTTAATGTGACAGTACATGTCGAATAAGAAGCTGATTTTCTTGTAATCCCATTTAATTTTACAAGTCCATCAAGGGCAGTACCAGTTGCAGTGGCTACGCTTCTGTTATTATAATCATCTTGCAAAGCAGACATTGCGTCATGTAACCTGTAAGCGATAACAGAAATCCATTGGTAATCTGCTGCATCATTACCTAGATAACAATCCTGACCATATATGTTCTTAAAAGACTCAATTAAGTATTCTAAAATATCTGAGTATAACGGTCGGTGAAATCCGGTAGAATCCACGTAGGGTGAAAAATATGCGCACATCTATACTCCTCCTTTTTTTCTTTTTCATTTAAAGTATTTTTATCTTCTGCAATATCAACAATTGAAATATCAAAAGATTCTAATCCATACTTTCGAATTGCTCTTCCTATAGGAGAATTACTTTTGATATAACCAGAAATTCTTTCACTTAATTTTTTTATTGTCTGGCCAATATATATTTTGTCATTGATTTTATTTTTCAATTTATAAATAATCAATGCCATAATCAACTCCCTGTGTTCGTTATTGTTATTTCCCCATACACACTAATTGCTGTTCCTGTGTATGTAAATTTTCTTGTTAATCCATCAAACTCATTCTCTACTTCTGTCATACTCGAAATCAAAGACTCATCTTCCAATTTAGTTTCTATTATTCTTTTAGTGATTTCCAATCCAATTATATCGGGATCTACTTGACCAGCTCCCAGCATCTGCGTCCACAGAGGAAGCCCATCCTCTAAATCTTCCCACCATTCATTAGTAAAAAGCTTCAATCGAGTTTCTACAGCTTGAGCAACAGCATTGATTCCCTGTAAGAAATCTTTTTGGCTCTGCCCAAATTGGGGCTCTCCATCAACAATTCTTCTATATCTCATGATGCCTCCGTATTAGTTGTGCTATCCACTCCTGGAGTTAATACATTTGGTGGTATTGGTGTTCCCGATGGCGAACCAGGAGCTTTACAATTGTGGGTATGGTTATTAAAAATATCGATAACGGTATCCTTCAATAATGTTGCTGTAGTTCCACTCCCCAAAGTGATGGAGGAGGAATCAACAACAACATTTCCTGAACTTTCAAGCGTCATATTCCCTGAGGAAGTCACATCCAGTTTTCCACTGCTATCAATTGTCATATCCCCGCTGCTTGTAATATCAACTGTCCCACCTGAACTTTCTATCGCCACATTTTTAGCGCTGAGAACACTGACATCCCCTTCAGCATCGATATTTAAAGCATCGGAAGTTTTAATATTGATGGTTCCATCTGTTACTTCAATATAGGTGTTCTCATTAACAATAATCTTTATTATATCATCGGTTATTTGAACTTTTTTTGTTCCATCAAGAGTTCTTATTTCCATACAATCAGTAGCATAAGTCTCAATCTTTTTTGGCTGGCTCCATGTTCCAAGAATAGCGAAAGCATCAGATAAATCGTGTCGTCTTAAAGACATCGGATCTCTCGCACCAAAACTATTGGGGTTACCTGTTTCTTCTCCAGATTTCCACCACGAATCAATGCATGTATCAGCAAAAACAACTAAACATTCATCCCCTTTTTTAGGAGGGACTGTAATAACAAAATTTCCTGCTCTAGGGATTACTAAAGGAACATCACCTAATTGAGGAATTGCCTTTGATTCAAGAACATCAATATAGATTAATTCTTTTATTGCAAGTTGAACCGTTACTGTTTGAGTTGTTTCATCAAATGATTGAATAATCCCAGGAGCAGCACATCGCAAATCAAAATCAAATTGACTCAACGCTCTCTTGATAGCTTCTTGAGCCATTGGAAATTGGTCATTTAACATTATAGGAAAATTTAAATACATATCACCCTCTAAATTGTTTTGGGTCAAGATTTGTAGGCATAGCACCTTGTAAATTACATCCAGTCACATAAGTATACCAATTTACGCCTCTTGTATCTCCTACATGACGAACACCTATTACCATAAATTCTAATGTTGGAGTCATTCTTGCAGACATTTCTTTTGTCCCAGGATTGAATGTCATTTGAATAAAAGAAGTATTTTCCAATTTTACAACAACTGCAGGTACTTTCAATCTAAGACTTGGGTTCAAAAGACACACAAAATTTGCCCCATAAATTGTCTGCTGTGGAGTTCCTATCAATCCTCCCTCGTTCGGGGATATGACAATCGCTTCTTTTTCACAAGGTATATCATTCAAATCCACAAATGTAACATTAGCCCCAGAACTAAACACCGCAGTATTTCCCAATTCGCCAACTCCTCTGAAATTATACGATTCTTCAAAGTATCTTGAGGGAGTTCCAAATATTGTTTCTTGTCTTTCAAATTCTTGAAATTTGTCATTTGTTGGCATAGTTCCTGTCATTGGTATTTGTCTTATGGCACTACTTCTTAACATATTCATTCTTGTATCAAATCTTGTACCTTTATCAATTGTTGTACCAATAAAGTTCTGATCTGTATAAAGAGCAGAACCATCTATACACCGCAATGTTAATTTGTAATTTATTACATCTTCTCTTTCCCACATTGGGTGATATAGATATCCCTTGAAAATTAGACCAAAAGAATCTGAATCCTCATATCCCGCTTCAATAGAAACAACGGAACCCGCCATAATTGCAATATTGGCATACTCTTTTGAAAGATTATAAATAACAACTTCTGAAATATAATATCCTGCTATTCCAGGATAATTCACATCAAATGTTATTTTTAAATCTGTCGGATTGCTTCCTCCTTGTTCAAATACAAGCCTATCTACTTGAGGTAAATTTTCCGACACTGCACTTGTCAAAGAGCCAGAGTCAGTTTTTCCTTCTACTCCAGATTTTGCTCCACTTGTTACTGTTATTCTAACTCTTCTTTTCCAAAGTTTACTCATTCTGTATACCCCCATAACATTACAAAATCTATTCCGAGATTATACAAATCTGGCTTACCTGTTCCCTTTCCGCTTATATCGATAATGTAACAGCTGCCAATATCTAAATATGAATACAATTTCAATATGTTTTTCATCGACTGCTCCCCAGCAAGCAAAGGTACGTCGTCTACATAATATTCTTGCTCTATCGGATCACTCAATGTCATATACCAGCACTCTGTTTCAGAATTCCATCTGAGATTAAAATCTAATTCAACGCTTTTGTCTTCACTAGCAGCAACTGTTAATCTAAAAGATTGATTTGGATCTGGAGATAATGGAATGTATTGATAGGGTTGACCCATGGTTACCAATCCTTCTTGAGCTTCAACTCTTAGCATTGCCATAGAAGTATATGTAATTTCGGGACTGTCTGTGGTCGTATAAGACACCTTGATAAATGTAACTCCAACTGCTATAGCTACAATTAAACCATTTTCATCAATTGTTGCCACAGTGGGGTCAGAAGAAGACCACTCGGCATCTCTATTATTCATTAAAGATGTTGTAGAAGGACTATCATCATATTCTCCATAAAGCAATGCTTGTTGAGACAATGTCACATACATTGAAGAGTCAATTATCAATTCAATTCCAATAATGTTAGGGATTACAGTTCCTGGAGCAAGTCCTCCATCCCATGTTCCTCCAACATCAACTGTTCCTTCTGCTGGTTGGACTACTGTTAAAGATGCTGTGTCTTTAAATCCAGAAAC